CTCGCAGATTTCTGCAAGTTTGTTTTTCTTAACAGGTTTTCTTTTGAGCCTTTTCTTTTCTCTGATTTTTCTTAATTCCGTAGCTCTCTGTTGCCTATGCGCTTCGCAACACGTATTTTGGTTAGCTGCGGTCGGTGTAAATGTCTTGCTACAGACTACACATTTAATTGGTTTGTAGTGCTTCATTGTTTGCCTCTCCATATTTCTTCATCAAGAATATACTGTCTGATAAATCTATCTGCATACTGTGGGTGTATCATTGACCTTGCTGTTTTCTTATTATCTGCCCCCGTCTTTACATAATGCTCTTTTGACATTGTCCTTATAGCGTCCTTACATTCGATAGTGTTATAACTAATTGGCTCAAAAACAAGATTGTTCTGTGGCTCGCAATTCAAAAACCAATATTGCGTAGGCTTTTTAAAGTAATCTCCGCTATCTCTCCTGTCTCTATCAATTACCGCTGGAGAATAGCACCAATACCGCCTTAAAAAATGTTCTTCTGAATAAGGGTTCTCCATTACCAGCTTTAATCCTTTTCTCATGCAAATAATAAACATTTTGTTTACCAAATCATACATAAGTGAAACTTCTTTAAGCAAATTCATATCAAATTCGCATTTTTCTTCTAAAGACCATTTTTTCTGACTTGCCGACTGTCCTCTGAACCACAGCATTATCTGATTTTCAAACCTTATGCAAGGGAAAAATGCAAATATCAAATCATCAGGGCTTATCTTATCAAACATACTCGGCTCGCCTTGATACCCCCCTCTATCTCTTTAAAAAGGTCTGTAACATAGTCAGTTTCGTTAAATTCATTCTGAATATCATAGTCGTAGGCTTCAATTCCATACTTCTTGAAAGCGTTCTTGAATGTGCCTGACTGTTCAAATAAACAATGTACTATCATTCTAAATCCACCAAAAGGAAACCTCGGTTTTATGTGCGCACAACCTATTCCTTTCTGATAAATTAATTAACGTTTAATATTTTCACTGCACCACTGCTCTTGTATCTCATCATCGGTCTTATCTCGTCCGTGAATGTCGTACCATGCAAACGCTACCTCTGTCAGACCGATTATGCCGAATACTATGAGGGCAGTGTATACTACTGTTGTTATGCCGGTCATTCTGCATCGCTCCAGTCTAATTTTTGACCGCAATTCCAACAAAACGTTGTATTCTGCCGTTCGTTCATGTATTTTTCTAAACATGCATTTCCACAAGTAGGACATTCATAAGCATATACTCTTATTAACATACCTCTGTACGAATCGGTTTTTCTCGGTTTCTTTGGAATTTGCTTTTTAAGCGCCTTAATCGCCATATCAATAGATTCTTGTAACATCACATAGCCACTTGTTGGCTTATTGTTTTTAAGACATTCGATAGCTTCTGCCTCGTTTCTTATTAGTTTATCGTTCTCTGCCATATTCTCTCCTATTCTGCTTCTGATTGAAGCCATTTTAACGTTACTGCCAACTCTCTTTCTTTCCTATTGCATCTGAAAGCGCACCCATCTGAAAAGTTATCACAATAATCAGTACAATTAAAGTTCGGACTGCTTGCAATACGTTTTGCCATTTCTTCATCCGGCATATTTCTTATCCTGTCGGCATGAGTCTGTCTGCTTTCGCATCTGCAACAGGGCTCATTATCTCTTGAATTGCTGTTGTGCTGGCAGTTACAAGAGGCAGAATTAACTAACCCCAAAATTTCATCGCAAAGGTCAAATATCTTTTCAGAAACCTCAATATCTTCACAACCGCCAATCGCTATTTCTTTGATTGCTTGTAATTTATCTCCTATTGCTAAACTATTCATTTTCTCTACCTCTCTTTAACTGTTCCACCAAGCAAACAAGACGTTCTATTCCGACATAATCGCAATCCGGAAGAGAATTTAATAAATCATCAAGTGCTTTATTGTAGACGTCATAATATAGTGATGTGCCAATGTTATCTGCTACGATTTCCGCTTCTTCCAAATTCATTCCTGTACTTATTTTTCTCACCTCTCAATTTATATGGTTTATATTCGCATTTTCCATTTCTTTTACTGCAATAAACATAACCATCATCATTTTTCGTAAAACAGTATTGACAAGTTCTGCATTTTTCAAAGAAATTTTCATCTTCCATCACTGCTCTCCTTATCCGGAAGCTTAGCCAGTTTCCATGGTGTACACCCATCGCCACTCCACGATGTTGCTCCATTGCTCCAAGCATAAACTATCCCATTCTCATATTTTGCAAAATATCTTTTACCCCACTCGGAAAAACTGCTATCTCTTATTAGTATTGGTGTATCAACTGCAACTTTTGACCAGTCAACAGGTGGTTCAACATATTCACTGTTCGCCCATTTTTTTCTTGCACCTCTGCAATCACCATTACCAAAACTAAATAAACAATCTTTACACGCTAATTTATAGCACGATGCCAGCTCTAATGTTGCTTTGTCAACTGCTATTTTGCTACCGCCACAAGCAATATCCAAAATCTGTTCTGCGAATTTTTCTCTATTTGTCATAGTTTTGCACTCCTTTCCCATAATCCGGCATGTGTTTGAATCTTTCATATGCCTTATCGTCTCTGTGTTTTTCCATGTAGGCTTTTTGCCTATCGTCTCTCATCTGCTTTATGTGAGCATTTTGAGTTCCATTGTTATCCCATGCGTAAATCATTTTATGTACCTTTCATCAACGTAATTAACTTCATCAGCAAGGCATTGTGCCACTTTTGGCAATGTCAGACCGAATTGATTAAATTTATACAGCGTATCGATTAAGTCCCTAAATTCTGCGATAAACTCTTTAATTTCCCTAACCGACAATTTAAACATTAGTTTAAGTGCCGTACATGCTAAAACCATGTAGCTGTATGCCGTGTCATTCAAAAGCTGTCTCGTATCGTTTATCGTGAGTGGATTATTCCTTTGATAAATCCTAATCAACTGCTGCATTGGGATTAAATTAATCTCTTTCTGCACATCAATGCCGTATCTGACTTTCAAAAGTTCAGCAAGTGTTTCAGTTTTCATTTCATTTTCGGTCTGTGCCCTTTCAAGGTACTCATTTATGGTTCTTTCAAGCCTTACAATGCGCTTATTTCCAAACCCATGGTGTAAATACAGTACATAATATCCTAAGTCCATAAAGTCTGTGAAAGACCGCCTTACGAGCTTTCTACGGCTATTGCTGTTTTTCAGCGTAATCTTTTCTGATTTTGTCCATGTAAAATCCGGCTCTTTGTGCTTTTTCTTTGGTTTCAGTTTGTTGCTCATATTTTTTCATTCTTTCTTCAAGTTCTCGCCTCGTCCTGATGAAACAGGCTTCTGTAGTTTCTTCTGCGACTTTTACAATCTCTTTACCGTGCCACCGGATAGTTATTTTTGCTTCCTTGCTATTGGTTTTGTAAATCATTTGCAAGCCATATTTCCTTTGCAGTGGTCGGTAAAAATCGTAAAAATCTTTCAAGGCGTCCATTGTGGACTCCTTTCTTTTATTTTCTGTCGTGCCAAGTTTGCCTTTTCGCAAGTTGCATTCTTGACATTCTTCTGATAGTGCATTTCACAAACCTTATATCCGGGCTTCACCGGATTATCGCAGAAAAAACATAGTCCTTGTTCATATCTGCCGGTTCTTTCAGGCATTTTAACGCGTGCTCTTCTCATTGTTTCTCTGCAAAATGTGCAAGTGGTATGCCCCGGGTCAGCTTTCCTTTTACGGCAGCGTGTGCATATGCCATTTTTCTTGTCTTTTTCGTATCGCGCTTTTCGCCATGCTTTTTGTCGCTCATTGTATTTTTCAACATCATTAGCACGTATCTTTGACATGGATTCGGCTGATTTTGCCCTACACTCAACACAGCTTTTTTCATCCCCATACAGCAAGTTTTTGCCACACCTAGGGCAAACACCAACTGCCTGTAATTTCTTGTAAAGCTCTCTGCCATATGCTGTGCGTTTACTGTTACATGCCGTACAAACCACGCCTTCTCTATCAAGCGGTTTTCCACAAAGCACGCAAAGGTTACTGGCTTTTCGTTCTTCATATCTCTGCCTTGAATACTTGTCTTTTATCATTTTTTGCTAGGAGTAAAGCCGGCTTTAATTGTGCGCACAAACCTCTTTCCTCCTATCTTTTCATCTGCTCGATACGTTCCTTAATTTCTTTTGGCATTGGAACACCTTTAATTGGCTTATTTTGGCTTTTATTATCTTCGAGTGATAATTTTATCGTACGTTGATTTTTAGTGCCGATTTGAGCTGAATACGAGCTTCTATTGGTACTTTCAATCAATGCCTTTATGTCCTTTGGCATTTTTTGATATTCCTTTGCTCGATTAACAACGACCCTATAAGTTCTCATAAAGTTTGACTGCACTACGTTTTCAATGCTCTTGCTGTCCGTCAGCGCCCAGTTTCTAAGATTATCAGGACTCCCGACAGCCTTTTGTACAAGTGGTGGTAGCTTGTTAAATTCTTCAACTGCACCATAATAGCCATTTCGTAGTGCCCTGCTAACAAGGAACCACGCTTCCATTTCGTTAAGCTCCTGTGGGGATTGAACCTCATGCAGTTTGTTGATTAGCTGTCCGATGCTCGGTGCAAATCCACTTGTATCGGAATGCACGTAAGTTTTCAATGCCATAGAAATTTGACTGTAGCTGTATTCTTCCAACATCATATTCCACACATCTACTGTCTCGGATAAATTGCTCGGCTTGTAATTGGGGTAGCAATCACACATTATGCGAATGATTTTAACTGTCTCGTCTCTTGTCATTTCTCTACCTCACACATTATCCCAATCAATGATGCCTTTGTTAGCTGAATGTGGCTCATTGTCCTTTAGTGCAAACAGTCCTTGCCAACAATGGTCTACTGACTGATTAAGAATTTTAACAGCCAAATCATTATCGCCTTTTGAAAGTCTCTCGATAGTGTTCATAGCTCGGTGTAATGCCATGTCGGTGCATATTGGCTTTTTGATTTTTTTTCGCATTGTCAGATATTCCTGAAAAGCGCTCTCTAGCATTTCATCATCAGGGTAGTAGACGGTTTTCTT